TGATAGCAGTTCGGTTGCGAGATCTGCCGCAGTTTTGTATGGATGTTCTCCGTGTACTACGGCTGCGACTGATGCGGTGATTTGTGTTTCGCCTGCCGCATTTTTCCATCTGGCTTCAAGCCATTCTGCTGTGCCGTGTTCTGGTTTGTTTCGTGTATATAACTTTTTCATTATCGCCCCTTTGGTTTGGTTTAGTTACACTATAGGGGAAGGGTGTTGTAAAGTCAAATCAATTTTTGGTTGTTCTAAAACAGTAATGTTTTTGACCATATCTACAGGGATGTGTGTGACCATGCCCACCGTTTTAAGGTTCGGTACCTCGTCAGGGAAGTATGAGCCGGTGATCGTCACATATCCTGATAGGCAGTCAGGGTATAGGAACCCTACAGATATGACGTTGGCTACTTGTGGTTTGTAGTCGTCTAGTTCTATCCAGCCGTTTGATGAGTCGAACGCATCTATCCAATGGACTGACACGAGCGACCACGGGCAAGTCATACGGTTTCTTTAGGTAGGTATTCGTAGCTTGCGTAACTGCCTGAAATGATCCGGCAATCAGGGGTTATCGCAATCCATGTCGGTGCATCAGGGTCGCATTGGCAGCCGACTGTACGTTTTTCGTCGTGTACAACTGTTTCCATACAATGCTGGCAACAAAGTCTCATAGCCAGCACACATACTCAGAAGTGACTCTGCCTTTGATCGGGTCAACGAAATGTAAACGTTGCGAAGGTTTACCGACAGCAGCAATGAACGTTCGGGCATACTCGTTGTGCGACTCAGGTGAACCTGTCACGAACACACGGCCACCATTAGCAAGGGTGAGTGCGGTAGGTGTATGGAAATGCCCCATGTAGCAGTCGTCGAACGGTTCAACTACACCTGTAGACCATGCCTGTACTTTGCGTAGGATGCCACCGAACGAACCGATCTCGTCGCCGTGAACTAATAACACTTTGTAGTTACCGATAGCAAATATCTGGTACCAGTCATCTGACATCTGCCATTTGACATGCTTCAAATCTTTACAGTTGTTCAACACAATCTGGTATGCCATACGATCAATGTTGTCCCCCGATGGCATGTCGCCTTTGCGACCCAACCTGCCGTGATTACCGAACTCGCAAACAACTGTGAGATGTTCGAAGTTTGTGGCAAGGGTACGGATAGATGATTCAAGGATACGAACGACAGCGAACATCTGTTCGTACAGGTGCGCCCCAACTTCGTATTGTTGACCAGGGAATATGCCGACACCTTCAACCATGTCGCCACCCAACATGATGACACAATCTTTCACCGGATGATGGGCGCGTTGTATGTCGGTGAGGTGTACAACTTTGTAGATCATGTCCTCGATACGGGATGTCAACACGTTGATGTCGTATGAGACTGTCTGTTTGCCTGCCTGCCAGTCTGTAAGATGCACTAATGCGATCTCAGCTTTGGCCTTTCTTGTATCTTTTTGTGGTGGCAGTACTGCTGGTCGTGGTGTAGCCAACAAAGACAGGCGGGCTGCTTCGTGTACTGCGTCAACCATGTCCGATGTTTTGGCTTTGGCTTTAGCTTCGGCACGTTGACTTTGAACTAAAGCTTTACGCAAATCTATGATCTGTTGTTCGTAGGTTAGTTCTTGTGCCAGTTTCATTTCATGTTCCTACGAATCGAAGTGATGGTAGATACCGACATTGCGTAACCGCGTTTGTTGATTGCGCGACAGATTGCCCCTGCGCTGATTGCCCGATTTTTTAGTGCGTTCACAAAGTCGTCGTATTCTTCGGGTTTCATTTCTTGTTTCAATCCGAACAGCCGTGACCTGTTGATGCTTTGATTTTTCATTTCTTCCAACAATTTGCCCATCAGTTGACAGCCATGTTAAGGCAGGCAAGATAGCCAATAGCGTCAAGCAGAGAGTCATGATGTACCACGTCTTTGTCAAGGTTAGTACGAAGCCTCGCCATTTTGACGGCAACCATGAACAGGATCGCTTCAGGAACCGTTAACTGTATACCTGTGAACGTTTCGAAGATGTCCGCAACTTTGCTGTAATCGTCTGCTGGATGCCCGTAATCGTTCTGTCTTGGGCCGTTAACAAGTTTGTGTGCTTCTAAAAGTATTTCACTTCCGGATGTTGCTGGCTTTAACATTTTTAGTCCCCTCGATAAGTTTGTCTATTTTGGTTATCAGATTCCATAGATCGTCTTGTTCTGAAACGCCTGGAAAAACCTTGCTTAGATACTTACGAATAGCCTTCAGTTCTGTCTTTGTCAACTCCACGCTTGTTAACCGACCCTTCATTAGAATGAGATACTAGGTGATCCGTTACCCTACTGTCAACCTTATCTATTTTTGTTTCAACGCGACCTATGCCTTTGTGCATGATTCGAAGCACACCCATCACGTTGTCGTGGTCTGACTGGTTTTCTTTACGGAACAAACTTATCATGGTTACGATCACTCCGCCGACTGCTGTTACGACAGCCGAAAGTATTAACGCCCAGCCGCCATCCATGTCATACGGCTTTCACAACACGGGCAGGGGTAACGTCACCGGCTACATAGCGGATATGCCACGGTTCGCTTAAAATTTCCCAACTGAATCCGAACTCTAAAGCGTTCGCTTCTAACCATTTGAGTACAACACCGTTGGCGTTAGCGACATCAACAGCAATACCGAGGTTATGGTTACTGGTGCCAGGTGCGGCCATAGGTGCCATACCTTTTCGTAGATACCATTTCTTGCCTTCAAACGTGCGTGATGACTGCCCCTCGATAGGTGTTAGAACGTAACGGGATTTGAACCCTGCAAGCTGACCTTCATAGGTGCGGTACAGGTCGCCTAACGATGTCGGTTTAAGTTTGATGCCATCAATTAACGCTGCGGCAACCATTGATTCCCATGCGTCTGCGGCACAATGATGCAGTTTGCCACCTGCTTTGAGTGCGCGTAGTTTTGTTTCTTTAAGTTTGCCTGGGTTAGCGTTAAGCAGATGTGAGCATCGGACAATAGGTTTGATCGGTAACGTCATTAGCAGTCCCATTTCCGTAACGCCAACGCTTTGCGTGTCGGTTTACCGTTCGGTTTTTTCATAGGGCCTGGCATACCACCCATTCTTGCGCAGAACGATTTACGTCGCGCCGCAGCTTTAGGTGACTTCGCTGCCTGTTTCGCTGACACGGGTGGTTTGAGTGTGCCACCTTTGTACGAGGCTCGACCTTTAGCGTTAAGTCCGCCAGTAGGGTCTTTGCCTTCTTTGCGTTGCCAAGCCGCAGTTTTCGGCATTACTTCTTCTTTGGCTTACTATGCGTAAGAACCTTACTTGAGTCACTATGTTTGGCACCGGTATGAACTTGACCGTTCATTCTGTGTGTTGCGCCCATGTATTGTTTTCCGTTAGGCAAATAATGTTTAGATGATTTAGCCATTACTTTTTCTTCTTTGCTGCGTTCATGTTGTCAACCAAGTTCGGGTATGGGCGACCAGCCTTTTTTGCTGCTGCTTTGGCCGCAGATTTTTTTGCTGGTGTCAGTTTCTTAGATTTTTTGTTGGGGTTTTTTGTTTCCCATACTGGTTTATCTTTCATTTCTTTTTCTTAGTTCCGAACGCAGCCGAGATTTCTTCTGCTGAAAGTTCACCGTCTACTGATGCGGTAGCAAGTTTCTGTACGACACCGAACAAGGCTGTTAAGCCTGCAACACCAGCGGATTTAACTACGTCTACGCCGAGGATTGCTCCACCGGTGATGATCGGTAGGGCTGATGCGATGAACAAAGATACGAGTCTTTGTACAAGGTCTAAGGTTTTGGCAATCATTTTGTTCATTCTGGGTCTTTCTGTGTGAGGGATATTACTGAGTGTAGCAAAATACCTACACCAGAAAGTAGTAACGCCTGTTTTAAGGTAGGGCCTGACAGGGTGATTAGCACCATGCCTGTTCCAACCCATGTCCAGGTGTTGTCTGCTAGGTAGGTGAGGATGCGTTTCATTTTCGTCTAATACTAGTAGATGGCATCATTGTTAGTAGCGCACCTACAGCCACTAACGTTCTGCGGGTTTTGACAGGAACGTTTGATCCTGTTGGTACGTA